CTTGAGCCTGGTGAGGATGAGGTCAACGTGAGGTACACGATGCTATTCAATGTACACACATGGCTGCCTCCTTTTATCTTTCGTACAGGTGTCGTGAAGAGGCTCGATGTAGAGCTTCATAACTATGATGGCACGGCACTATTCTATAACATTGAGAATATCTTTGATTATGCTGACTAACAGGAACATTTTATTTAGGAGGAGAACATGCCTGCTTTGTTTGTAGCTCCGGGCATTTATACGCGCATCCAAGACTTCAGCGCGTACGCACCCCACCTTGCTTCGACGATCGTTGGCATTGTACTGACGGCAAGCAAGGGGCCGATGGATGAGCGTGTGCTCATCACGACTGAAGGACAGCTGAACGAAGTGTTTGGCCCGCCTTCGACAGATCATCTCGGTCTCCTGGCAGCCATCAGGTATCTGCGCTACGGTCGGCAGCTCTGGGTGGTGAGGGTTGGTACGTATGCCACGTATGGTACTGCTATTGTGAAGAACGCAGCCGATACTGCGAACTCACTGAACATCAGTGCCGCGACACGTGGTACGTACAGCGATGGTGTTACTGTGACTGTGAGCGCAGGCTCAGAGTCAGGGTACAAGCTCGTAGTCACTCTGAACAATGTGACGAGTGAGACGTTCGACAACCTGCTTATCGGTGCAGCGAACGTTGACAGTGATGAGTACATCGAGACGAGGATCAATGGGCAGTCGTCCTTGATCTCAGTCGTAGACGTTACCACAGAGGCCACGTTGAAGGCTGGCGCCTATACGTTGTCTGGTGGCGACGATGGTGTGCCTGTTGCCAACGCTGATGTGGTCGGCACGGAGATCGGTATCACAAGGACAGGGTTGCAGCTCTTTGAGAACCCTGCTGACGTCGATATCACCTTGCTCGCCATTCCGAGTCTGTGTAACGCTACGACGATTGCTGCTTTGGCCTCAATTGCGCAGCAGAGGAATGACTGTCTCTACATTATTGAGACGCCTTCTGGTCTCACGGTGCAGGAAGCAGTTGCGTGGACGAATGGCACAAGTGGTCTCAGTGGTGCGCCTGCGGCAGCATTGAATGACTGGCGTGGTGTTTGCTACTATCCATGGGTTAGCGTGGATGATGGGTACTCGGATAGCGAGATGCTGTGTCCGCCCTCAGGTCACGTCCTTGGTGTGATGGCATACACCGACAAGGTTGCAGAACCTTGGTTCGCTCCGGCAGGTCCTCAGCGCGGTATCCTGCGTGATGCTCTGAGCGTTGAGTACAACGTAACGCAGGGTCAGAATGAGTACATGTGTCCGGTGAGCGGTGGCAGCGGGCAGAACAACCTGAATCCGATCAGGAACATCGCTGGTGAGGGTATTATGGTCTACGGGCAGAAGACACTGCAGAGGGCATCAACAAGCCTCCGCGATGTCAACGTTGCTCGGATGATCATTTACGCCATGAAGATGATCGCTACTGCTGTTCGGTATCTTCAGTTCGAACCGAACGATGCAGTGACCTGGCGCGCATTCGAGAACATCTGCAATCCGATTCTGAGGGCGATCAAGGGCCGTCGCGGTGTCTATGACTTCCGTGTTGTGTGTGAGGCTTACATGGAAGAGCGGCCGGACCTGATCAACAACGATACGATGCTTGGCCAGCTGTTCCTGCAGCCCACTCGTACGGCCGAGATCATCACGATCGACTTCACACTGCTGCCTTATGGTGCGGAGTTCGATCTGGGCACTGAGACTTAATCCATTAGTCAAATAGTATAGGAGAGTAAAGATGGTAGAGGTTACGGCTGAACATCTGGCTGGAGGCTCAGGTGCGGGTGGGTTCATCCCTCAGCGGGTGAACAACTTCTCGCTCGAGATTCAAGGTCTCGAGGGGTTGCGCCTTGCACTGAGTAACGCATCGTTCCCTGTATTCCGCTCTGTGAAGGGAGAGATTAACTTCCAGAACGAGGTGCGGTATTTCATACAGGCTGCGGAGTTCGACTCCGTGACGGTGCAGATCGTTGACTACATCGATCAAGACCTGATGGGGAAACTGTACGACTGGTACATCCAGGGGTACGATCCCGATACAGGCGAGATCGGCAATGCTGGCGCCTACAAGCGTGACGCTACGCTCATCCTGCACAACCCAAGTGGTGGTCAGGAAAGGAAGTGGAAGTGGCAGGGGTGCTTCATTGAAGAGCTCAACGGCGGTGAAGGTGATATGTCGGCTCGTGGTGAGCCGAACCGTCTCAGTTTGACGCTCTCTGTCGATAAGATCGTCAGAGGCTAATAGGCGGTATTTGTATTCTGTAGAAAACGAAGGAGGTAACTGTGGCAGATAAACCAGTCGACATTATTGAGCTTCCGAGTCAGGGCCTGTTGTACGATGGTGAGCTCCGTGAAGGGAAGGTTACTATCAGTCCGATGGGTACGAAGGAGGAATCGCTCCTTGTCTCGCGCAAAGGGAGGTCCGATGCACACCTCATCTTAGACAAGATCATTGCTCGGTGTTTACAGACATCGTTCAATCTCGATAATATGCTTGTCGCAGATAGGTTCTACATTCTGTTGATGATAAGGAACCTGTCGTACGGTAGCAACTACGGCTACAAGGTGAAGTGCCCTGAGTGTGGGGAGAAGTTTAAGAAGGACATTCGTATTCCTGATGACTTTACAATCACAATCCTTGATGAGGGAGTGAAGGAGCCCTTCTACGCAGACTTGCCAAGATGCAGGAAGCGTGTTGGTTTCCATCTGCTTCGAGTAGAGGATGAGAAGGCGGTAGAGAAGTACACTGCGCACGAGTATCGCAGATCGCAACAGGATGGCGATCCTGGATATATCTACCGTCTGGCAAGGCACATTGTGTCGATCGATGACATTCCTGAGCCCAGGGAGGGAGAAGACGAAGAAGGTGAAAGTGCTTCTTTCACTCCGACGGAAGTGAACCTTGAGCAGGCTCTTGAGCTCTGTGAGACGTTGATAGGCATAGATAGTAGCGCCTTCAAGGATGCCATTGCGAAGAACGACTGTGGTGTCAATCTGTTGATCAAGGCGGAGTGTCCGAACCCGAACTGCGGCGATGACTTCGAGTCTCTCTTGAAGTTCACTCCCGAATTTTTTCGTCCTGTGCCTGCAGAGGTATGATGACGTTGTCAACCTTTGGAAAGAGCAGGCATTTTTGTCCAAGTATGCGGGTATCTCATTTGCAGACTCTGATGACTTCCACTTCTGGAAACGGCAGAAGCTTCTTGAAGTAGCCAAAGAGTGGGAGAAGGAAGAGCGTAAGCACGGCGCAAAGAAGGAGGGCTCTATCTTGAAGAGCATAGCAAAGATCTTTTCACCGAGAAGGAGACGGTAGGTGCCTCCTCCGCAAGTCACACCAGCTGCATCGCCCACTGACCAGGCGATCATGTACACGATTGGCTTCAATGATGAAGCATCGAAGAACCTCATGGGTACACAGGACCTCTTCGACCAGAACGTGAACGCAATGGATCAGATGGTGAACTCGATGGGGCAGGCTGCGTCTGAAGCTTCCGATAAGGGTCAGCAGTACGCCAACGCTGTAGAGGGTATGGTAGATGCCTCTCAGGCAGCGTTGAGTATGGAAGGTCCTGCAGTAGAGTCGTTCGGCGATAAATTCATATCAGTGCTTGCTAAGGCCCCAGACGAGTTTTGGCAGGAGATGTCGAACGACGAATTCCGTTCACAGTTCTTTAGTGAAATGAAACAAGGTCTCTCTGATGAGCAGATCCAAGCTGGCTTTTGGCAGAACATGAAAGAGAATGCCAGCGACTTCCAGGGTGATATGCAACAAGGAATGGGAGACGTGCAACCTAGAGGCGAGGGTGGGGGACGAGGTGGCCTGGGCGAGATGATGAAGGACGTCGTACCAGGCCTAACCAAGGGGTTGAAACTCTTTACGAAAATTGTGCCCTCCATAATGGGAATGGTAGGTGCCATTCGAGCTGTTGCTCCGTTACTTGAAATGCTCGGCTTCTTTGCCGAGGTCCTACTTATGCCTTTTGAAGAGCTGTTCTTTAACATTGGGATGAAAATGATCCCAGTTGTGAATGAGCTAGCGAAGGTATTTTATGATGTGACGCAGGCAGTGATTCCTGCTTTGAACAGTGCCATTCAATCTCTCTTACCAATGTTTAGTAGGATCGTACAGGCGGTAGGGACGTTTATACAAGATTACATAGTGCCTGCTGTAATGTGGGTTACAGATCTTGTAAAGAAGTTTGCTGAGTGGGAGGGTGCTGTTGCTGTTGTCGCTGGAGTAATTACCGCCTTAGTTGTACCAGCTATTATAAGCATGACTACAGCTGCTTGGGCTTTTACAGCAGCATTGTTGGCTAACCCCATAACATGGATTGCTGTAGCGATCGGTGGCCTTGTAGCGGGTATTGTATATCTTATAAAGCACTTCGATAAGGTAAGCGATAAAGTGATGGGTGTGTGGAATACATTCAAGTCATTCTTTACCTCCGTAGAGGCAGGCTTTGCAGGACTCTTGGACTCAATACCTATTTTTGGTAACGTTATAAAGGCTGTGTTTGGGGGTGTGAAGAATGCAGTAGTAGGCACGCTCAATTTCATATGGGATAAGATCATGTGGGTGTTGAGAAAGATACCCGACGCATTCTTACCCGAAAGCCTGGAACGAATCAAGTACGGCGGTAGCGAGGCAGATCTCGAAGGGCAAGCTACTAAGAGCATAGCTGACATTGCTAAATCATCCAACATGAAACTTGCCGCCGAGGATGCAGGGGCAAATATATCCAACGCAGTGCAGGAGGGTATTGTTAGTAGTGCGGACGCAGAGCTTATAGAGGCAGGGCTCTTTATACCAGAGCAAAAAGGAGCAGCAGAAGACTACGTAAAGGGCGGTGGTGTAGAGCCTATGCGAATTGAGCCTGTG